CATGTGACTGGTCTTTGAAGTGTTCTAACTGTTGTGATACCAGCATCAATGTAGGTGTTAGTTGTTACGGTGTCAGATGTAGTAATACCTGTAACTGTTCTTGGTTCTTGTTGGAATACATCATCTAATCCTACATCAGGATATTTATTAATCGTTAATTTATCTCCAGTTTTAACTGTTTCTAAAATATCAACATCAATCACATCATGATCAGATCCACGATAATAATAAATTCTTACTTTATCATCAGCTTTTGGTGCTTCAGAGAATGTGATTTGAGATCCACCATTAAAGACATAACTCTCGCTAGGAACCTGAAGAATGTCATTTAAAAATACTAAACAGTTATCTTCAACGCGAATCGGAGATCCTTGTGCAGATCTTAATGTAATTGGTGTTTCAGCTGCACCGATTGTTTTTGTAAGTGGGAAAGTTCTTCTAGTACCATCAAATAGATCTTCAAATGTATTCAACTTCTCTAATTCACCGAAAGTAAATCCAGCAAAACTATCATTAAAGACATCAATAACAGTTAGATTGAATAATTTAAACGTAGATCCAGCAGAGGCGTCGGTAGGAATACCAGCTTGACCACCTCTTTCAACAGTTAAAACATCACCAATTTTATAATTATATCCAAAGTTTGTGATATCAAAACTAATTATACTTGATGCAGTTCCAACACGAATTGACACAGATGCACCAATACCTGTGGTGCTACCTACCAATCTTATATTTTCATAATTAAGTGGTTTTTCAAATTCAAGAGTTGGAGGAAGAGTTTGACTAAATCCTGATCCACCACTTGTAATTGTGACAGATGTAACTAAACCAGCACTAACATTTGCTTTACCAATTGTTGTAACACCAGAACTTGTAACAGCTCTTACAAGAATATTAGTTTGTAGTCCAACACGATATCCAGATCCACTATTGCCAATTGATACTGATGTTACTGTGCCAGCAGAGGATACAATCGCAGTTCCACCAGCTGCAACTAATGGTTGATAACCAAATGATTCACTCTCACCAACTGACACAATAACACCACCTCTAGGAACTGATGATACATTTACATCATAACTATTTGTTACACCTACACCTGTAAAACTTACAGATGTAATACCAGCAGTTTCAACAATATTGTAATCATCATTTGGATTTTGGAAAATTTCATTTAGAAGTAAAACACCTGTATTTGTTGCAAATCCAGTTACATCTGAACCACCAGATTTTAAAATAAAGTTTGTTGCGATTCCTGTAAATTGATTTTCAAATGTATCAAATACAAAATTATTAGAATAAGTTTCTTGAGTGCCGCCAGGAATACCAGTATGTGTGAATACACGACCAACAAAAGTAGATGTTGTAGTTAAACCAGATGGGCCTTTTTCGCCTTTTGGTGCATCTGTAAAGTTAATTGTATCCTTAACGATTTGATAATTACCTAAGAACTTAGTGACGGTATCACCAGCACTATGATTTGCAAGAGCTGAGTTTAATTGAGCTCTTTTTACGAGAAGTTGATTTGTTGATCCAATACCAACTGTATCAATCTTCATAAACTCATCATTTACTTTAATTACATCACCAGAGAAGAATGATGAAATACCTGTTAATGTTATAAAGTCAGTTGTTGTTAAGGCATCAAAAGATAATTTTGTATTGACAGGAGATTGAATAACAGGACTTTGAATGTTATTGTCAAGAGTAATAAGAGCCTTAGAATTAAGATTTTTAGAAGTAAATGATTGAGTGGTTCCAACACCAACAGCTGTAAGATCAAGAACTTTAGGAACATTTTGAAGAGCTTCTGCTGCGGTTCTTGCAACCTTAAATTTATTTTCTGCAATCTTGACTGCAAAAACTGTTGGTGGTAATTTAGTTGTAACACCGATTCCACTAATTGATGTAGCTGCAATTCCAATGTTCATGGTTGTTCCCGAACCAATTGGATTATATGTTAATTCTTCACCAGTTTGGAAGAAGTGATTATTAACTATAAATGTATTATTCGTTACATCAACAACTGCAGCATCCTCAGAATCAAATGTTTTATGGAAAATTGAGTCTCCAGTATGTTTAAGATTAAATGAGAATTTAACATCATTTTCAGTTCCAGTATAATTACCCTCAGCTGATTTTAATCTAGAGTCTGTAAATGTAACTAAACCAACACCACCAGTTCCAGTTTCATTAAAGTTGTATTGAAATACCTTAGTTGTGATAGCTGTGTTTGCTGGAGGAGTTAAACGAAGTTCAATATCACCACCAGTTGCAGATGAATAACCAACACCAATGGTTCCGATACCAGAGAAACTAGTAACATTAGTGGAGAAGTTATCCATATAACCAAACTCCGTAAAGTGTGGAGTGATGGTATCATGAATTGCAGTTACTTGAGTCACAGCATACCGATCATTTGTGGTATCATGTATTTCAATTAATGCATCAAAAGCAGTATATGTGTTTGAATTAATTCCACTTATTCTTGTTGGTTGTGGAGTTCCTGTTGATGCAATATCTGTTGTTGTGGTTAATACTTCAGTTAATGATATCGTTGTGCTTCCAATTCCAGTTGCAGTTCCTCCGATTGCGACTTGATGAACTCTCATTGTAACACCAACACCAGTCGTAGGTGTGAAATAAACACTTGTAATTCCTGATCTTACATCTGCACCAAATGTTCCAAGTCCTACGTTTGGAGAGTTACTTGCAGATATATTTTCATTAATCATTTGTGCATAATCTAAAAGATATACCTCTTCACTGTCATTTAATACAACTAACTCATTTAACTGAGTTCTTTGATCTCCATCAAGTTCTTGTGTTTGAATGAATAATTTGGAGGTTGTGATCGCAGTGGTTCCAAATCC